CTTTAGTCATGTTATTGTCCTCTACTGAAGAAATCTTAAACTGCACAGGATTCACACTCTCCCTCCTCGGCTTGTTCTAATTCGGTTAACAGGTTCTCGATATTTGGTTTTTCGTCTTCTACCTCATCTGATTTTAGATCGTTAGTGTTTTGGTAATAAGAGGTTTTCCAACCGTACTTATATGTAGTCAAGAGATCATTTGCCCAAACTGAAATGGGAATTTCATTGTCAGGGAAGTGCTCAGGATTGTAACTCCAGTTACCAGAAATTGCCTGATCAAAGAACTTCTGCATCACAGATACAATTTTGATATAACCAGAGTTGTCTTCCATATCCCACAGAAGCGTATAGTTGTTCTTCAGGGATCCATACGACGGAACAATCTGCTTAAGCGGTCCCTTTTTACTCTTCTTAACGGACAAGTAGTCTCTAGGAGGTTCAATTCCGTTTGTTGCATTTGACACAACGGAACTGCTCTCCGAAGGCATTTGTGCGGACAAAGTGCTGTGTCTGAGTCCGTGCTCCAAGATAGACTGCCTAAGACCCTCCCAATCATGCTCATACTTGATACTGGTAATCTCATCGACATCCTTCTTATATGTATCAATCGGCAGGATACCATCTGCATACTTGGTACGACCAAAGTTTTCGCACCATCCCTTCTCTTTTGCAATCTGATTGGAAGACTTGAGTAAGTAATATTGAAATGCCTCAGTCAAACCATGAACTGCATCCCATGCCTCTTGGGAATCATATTTAAACCCAAGTTTAGCAAGGTAGTGGGCAAGTCCAATAAAACCGATTCCAAGCGATCTACGTGCCTTTGTAGCAAGTTCTGCTGCCTTGACTGGATACTGTTGATAGTCAATCAATTCTTCCAAACCACGAACAGAAAGATCACAAAGATCTTCCAGTTCTTTATCAGAGTGAATTTTTCCTACGTTAATCGCAGAAAGAATACACAGAGCAATCTCACCATACTCGTCATCAATATGGTTGATAGGATCTGTAGGTAGAGTGATTTCTTGACACAGGTTACTCATATTCACTTTATCCTTAAAGGAGGAGTGTGAGTTGCAGTGGTCAATGTTCATAATATACAGACGACCAGTCTCTGCTCTCTCCTTCAGGAGGTCCAGAATGAGTTTTTGAGCACCGATAGTTTTTCTTGGAACAGACTCATCTCGTTCAAAACCCACATATAAGTCATCGAACCTATCAGTACCAAAAGCGTCATATAGACCTGGTACGTCATGCGGTGAGAAGAGGCTAATCTCTTCATCCTTAATGAAACGTTCGTAGAAAAGTTTTGAAATCTGGATTGAGTAGTCAAGTTTGCGAACCCTATTATCTTCTGTGCCTTTATTATTCTTAAGGACAATGATATCTTCTATTTCTTGGTGCCAGATCGGAAAGTGGACCGTAGCTGATCCACCTCTGATGCCATTTTGAGTGCAGCATCTGACAGTTGATTCAAACTTTTTGAGAAACGGAACAACGCCAGTATGCTGTACTTCTCCGCCTCTGATTTTACTGTTGATGCCACGGATGCGCCCCGCGTTGATGCCGATTCCCGCACGCTGTGCAACGTACTTGCCAATCGCCATATCAGAGCTAAAGATAGAATCGAGGGTGTCATCAACATCAACAAGAACACAGCTAGCAAATTGTCGAAGTGGAGTTCGCACTCCTGCCATGATAGGTGTGGGAATGTTGAGTCGGTGTCTGGAGATTGCGTCGTAGTATCGTTTGACATATGAGAGTCTAGTTTCCTTTGGGTACTCCGCAAAAATTGTGAGAGCAATCATGATATACATGAACTGTGGAGTTTCATAGACTCCACCACCGCTCCTGTCCTGTACTAGGTATTTATCTACAACCTGTCGCAAACCAGCATAAGTGAACAGGAAATCACGATCATGATCAATGAACCCATTTGCTTTAGCAATCTCTTCTTTGGAATACTTTGTAAAGATGTCCTTATCATAAACATCCTTAGCAGTGCAATCCATAATATGTTTTTCAAGATGCGGCAGTTCTCTCATCTTGCCATACAGTTGCTTACGCAATGCAAACAAAAGCAAACGTGCAGCAACAAACTGATAGTTAGGATGATCCAAATCAATCAGATCACTAGCAGCTTTAATAAGAATCTCTTGGATTTCAGCAGTAGTGATACCATCATAAAACTGGATACCTGACTTCATCTCAACTTGACTCGCAGAGACCCCTGCAAGACCCTGACATGCCTCGTCAACCATCAAGTGCATCTTATCAAGGTCAAGAGGTTCAATTCGACCATCTCTCTTTTTAACTTTAGTACCGTTGCTCATATTCTCTTCCAAGTGTTGAATTTAAGTTTTGCTTCTAATCCAGAGTATGTATTTGATTCTATCACAGACTGCACGTCCAGTCCAGACATTACCATATCATTTATATCCTTATCATCTATGCCATTTGGCCAGATGACTACCGACTGACCAGAGTCGATTGTCTTGGATATTCGGTTTGTAATTTCTCTGCTGCGGGGTTCGTTATCATAAATCCACACAGGATTGCTAATCCCCCAACGACTGATATCAGCATCAGCTCCACACATAGCAATCGCGTTGCGAATGAACGTGCTGTCGAAAGGTCCTTCTGTAATGTAGACTGGAGCATCTCTTCTGATGTTATCCAATCCGTAGATTTTTGGTGCGTCATCGTCAAGCATCACGGTAATGTATTTAACCTTACTCGGACCTAGAGATCTTCCCTGAAATCCAATTAAGTTCTTTTCGTAATAAAGTGGAATGATGATGCGTTCTTCATCATGCGCTTCACTCTCAAAGGTTGGTTTAAGACTATTGGAAAACTTCTTAAAGTGTTTAGCATAGTAGAACCTAGATGGATCAAGTTTCCTTGCCATCAGATATCCACATGCTGTGGGATTTTCAATTGCTTTAGGAAGTTTCAATTTCTTTTTAAATTTAGGTGCCTCAAACTTAAAGACAGGTTCTTCTACAACTGTAGACCTACCAGTCTTACCATCTTTGAATCGCTCAAAGACATACTGCTTGTGCAGAACAGGATCTATGTGTTTGATGAAACTACTAAGAGTCATCGAAGCACCACAGTTATGGCACTTAAAGTTCACATCTGCCTTCATTCCATACAGATATCCTCTAGTCTTCGATTTATTCTTTTGTGAGTCGCCACAGATGGGACATCGAAAATTATAAAGGTTTGATTTTACTTTCTTAAAACGTTCTAGTTTTGCAGAAAGATAACCAATAAACTTTGAATCAACGTGATTCATTCACAGAGGCTATCACTGGACGTATTATAGCACTTTCTGCTGACGATAACAAGGGTCTAATCATTTTGATTGCTTGTGGATTAGTAATTATCAGTACTGCTCCCAGTGCTCCGATACCAATCCAAAGTTTCCGTTCCAGTAATGATAATCGTTGAGTAACGCTGTCATGATCGCTGTCCATTTTATCACGGAGTTTGTCGATCTTATCAAACAATATCTCGTCGATTTCTTCTTGCTTCGTAATTCGTTGTTCATGGACGGCCAACATCCTAGACACATTATTATTTACCTCTGCAATTTTCTCTATAGCAGAGTCTAACCTTGTGACTAAGGTCTCAAAGTTTTCTAATCTTGTTTCTAGAATTGCAACCTTAACTTCTTCTTCCATCAGGTTTCCAGAGTTTTCTTACACCCTTCTGATAAATGTATTTCTTCTTCTTTCTTACTGGAGGATCATCCCCTGCCTCAACAGTACCTGCAATCTTACCGCCGCCCACATTATTAGTGGGTGCTGCCATTGCTTGTTCCTGAAATTGTAAAAACGTTTTCATTATTCTTCGTAAATTTTTTGCAATTTCTCCAAACAATTTATATCAACAGGAACATCATGCATAAATGTTTTCGGATACTCAGGAAGTCTTCCAAGAAATAACACGAATGTTTTCATGGAAGACCACAAATCTTTTTCGATTTTAAAGAACAACATTGGAGTTGTTGCTTCGCCAAAGATATTATAAAGAATAATGAAATGATTTAAAAGAAGATGAGTCTTTAATTGACCCGTATTCTTATATCGTTTCAATAATCTTTTAATATATTTAAAATGATTTAGATCTTTATCAAAATCATCTTTCGTTACTGCTTGAGGGTTTTCATAATTTTGAATGGCAAAAAGAAGAAAATTATCCTCGTTCAATTCATTAAAATGCATACACTAATCAGGAAGGTGGATACAGAGGTGCGTTACCAGTAGAGATTCCAGACATTGCAACAAGAATTTCTTTCTTAACTCTCTGAGTGCCATTCATATCATTGTAAGTAGTAACTCCAACCCAACCTACACCAGTTTCAAATGAAGTAGTGGCAGCTTGCTGAGATTCGAGTTTAGAAACACCATAAACGCGAGCGTCAGTTCCAGTCTGAGTCTCACTGTAATGAGAATCAAGAACAGTATACTTAGGAAGTTGACTGATGGTGAAATCTGATCCTGCGATAGCAGCACCACTCAAACCTGCGGTAGAACCAATGGTAAGTGATGTAGTGCTTGTAATCGACTTAATTACAGCATCACCAAAATAAGTACCAGACTTTGTAAATCTGATTACATCACCAACCTGAGCCGAACCGGCATTACCAAACCCTGTTCCACTACCAGTGACAACACCAGTGGCATAGTTAAGACCTACGGTGCCAGCTGAGGTTATATTGTCTTTATTGCCCCAAAGTGCCATGTCTCGTTCTCTATAAAATGTTTTGCTAATTAATATTTATAAAAGGGATAGATTGCAGATCAACCCTCTTCACGGGCAACCATTGCCTTTTTGACAACTTCCAACAGTTGGTCATCCATGTCAGTCTTGGTCAGCTTAACCGCTTTACCCAAGATAATAAGACAGATCTCAACCAACTTCTCACCGAGTTCCTCATTTTCCGGAATCTTGGCGACGGCATCTTTAATTACCTTTGCTGCTAATGGGAGTAAGAATGAAAGCATGATGAACCTCGTTTGTATATTCTATATATCAATCTTTGTTAGAAACGTACCTTCCTAACTTCTTATCATAACGTTTTACTTCACCAGGACGAAGACGATCTTTTGCCTCCTTTGCCTTACCATAAAACTTACCAAACTTCATCTTGCGGTCTGCTTTGGCAAACTGCTTCTTCTCTTTATCGTACTTGTCGTACTTAGTTGTTTCATTCACATCACCTTTTCTATCTCCTTTATGGAGGTTCTTGAATAGATGTTTATGAAGAGGTTTTGCTCTCTTCATAATCTTATCTCTCTGAGAAAAATCTGCTGCTTCTTTTGCAACTTTTTTCTCAGGGAGTTTCTTATGCTTGGTTGATGCAAAGTCTTTCACATCACTCTTTTTCATGTCAGCAGCTGCCTTTGCAGTCTCAGGAGTAGTAGGTGCCATCTCACCTTTTTGGATGGCACGAACTATTCCAAAGAATCGTTGCTGCTTTTTAGATACGGCAGGCATCAGTCACCTCTATAACGGGAACCAGGACGAGGACCAGTAGCATCGGTCATTTTCTGTGCGTCTGTTCTGGTATCTTTCTCACGTTTTACTTTTTTAATAGTACCAAGTGCCTTTTTGTTTGCTGCCAACTTTTCCTCAGGAGACTTTCTATTGTGGTCTCTAGAGATTCTCATCTGGTCATCTACGCTCAGACCTTCACCCATCGCTTTGGTGGGTGCTTCAGACTTTTTTGCGCTTTTCAGTCCTTGCATTCTCTTGGCAGCAATCATCTTATCAATCATTGCTTTCTTTTTCTGGAGAGCAACCTCTTGAGGAGACATTGATGCCTCTTCCGTATTCATTCTACGTTTGGCGGCATTACCCGATCCTCTGTCGGTCTCAGAACCACGACCCTTACGACCAGATCTCTTAGGAGCATTTGGTCCAGGTCCGTCAGTTTCTCCTGCAACATTACCCTTCGATCTCATAGAATACTTACTATGAAGACGACTTGCTGCTCTACCTTTAGCAGCAGGTTGAGTGGTCATCACACGCTTCACAGCAGAGTGCATTTTGGGTTCATCATAACCCTCTTCAACCTCAATTTCCTCCTTCTTGTACTGAGGATGGTCATCCAGTTTCATGCCACGCTTTTTCTCAAGGCGTGCCTTACGCTCAGCAGTTCCCTTTTCAGGATCTACATCACGGACACCTTCCTTCATGTGATCAGCAGCCTTATAACGCTTGTCGCCTGCTTTGTATGCTTGATATGCAGGAGTATTACCTGCCTTATCAGCATTGGTGACAGTCATACGATTGTCAGTAGGTTCTGGTTTCTTGGTGCCACCATAGACTGCTTCACCAACAACCTCTTCACTCATACGATCAACAACCTTCTGTGCCATCTTTCTGATGCCACGCTTTGCTGAAGTCTTTGCTCTTTGTACCGCAGGTGTTGCTGCTGCCTTTGCTTCTCTTGCTTTGTTGTATGCCTTAACAGCAACTTTACCAAGGAATCCTTTTGCTTTCTTCTTGAGTTTGTCTCTGGTTCTTTCAGCAGGTTTGGGTGCTGCCTTTTGAGGACCATATGAATCATGACCCATAGTTACAGTTGCTTCATTGAGAGCTTGCTCAAGTGCTGCTTCCACATCATCTTCAGAGTATCCTTCCTCAATCAGTTCATCATATACTCCTTCTACAATACCCTCAAACTCATCAACTTCGATCTCCTCAAGGAGAGTTCCACCCATCTCCTCAACTGCCTCTCCCATCGTAGGGTTAATTTTAACCTTATTGTTTACCTTCTTTTCTTTGATAGGTTTTGACTCAATGTCGTTAATTACTTCAGAAAGAGAATCTCTCCAATCAGATTTAGTAAATGACTCTTTCTTAATTGCCTTGCCGATTGCCTTACGACGCTTCTTCAGATACTTGTCAGAAGAATCTACATCACCATCATTATCAATATCAGCATCTTCTTGTCCTACAGGATCAAGTTTCTTCTCTTCAAAATGAGGGTTCTTCATCTGAGGACCCTTCATAAGATCTTTACGTGCCTTCTCATTGTTTGCCTGACGCTTCTTCATGTCAGGTTCGAGATAGGTATCGTCTTTTTTCTTTTCAGCAATCTGATCTTGATAGATTTTAGAAAGATCGTTCAGATTTGTTTCTGACATGGTAATACTATCTTACTTTTTAGCCTTAAACTTATTTATGAAGTTCTTGATATCAGTTGTACCAGTCATTCTCATTACATACTTACGATGTGCATCGGTTCCGACAAGTCTCTGATCAGAATCAACACCTGATGGTCCTGGATAATTTACAACTGCTTCCATTACGTCTTTAATCCAAGACTTAAACATGTAATTTTCTTTTGTCACACAAATCAAATGATTAGTTCCACGACGGACAATCTCACCAATCAAACCAGTGTGAAGACTTTCTACAACATCACCAAGATTAAAAATGTTTCCTGAAACATAATTATCTCTCAAACCTTTGGGATCACACTTAGGAGCAATCTCCCACATCTCTTTTACTTCTTTCTTTTTCTTAGCACCCATCCCACCGCGAACTGCATCAAACAGTGCCTGAGTATCGCCGTCATCGAGTTCTTTCGGAGTACCACGACGGAAAGCAGCAAAGTCATCATCAACAACTGCCTTTCTCATCTTAGATGCAGACATTCCCTCCACACCTTCAGCATCTGCATCTCTTACACCAGCAGAAATAACGTTGATTTGCTCAAAGTCATATAGGTCACCATTGTATTTCTGTGCCAGATTATCAAATTCTGATTGACGATCGGAACCTACAACAATGTTAACGTTCTTATATCCTTGCTCACCAGCAGTTGTAAGAACATTAAATATAGACTTCATCTCATCATCATTAACAATTTCCTCTTTATAATCAGGGAACATCTTCTTCATATATGAAATCTTCATATCAGGGTCAAGAGGATTTTTCTTGGGATCCTGAGTTCTAGAAGGATAGATTTTTAAATCTCCACCTAATGATGCTTTCTTTGCTGCAGCAAGAAGTTTGCCGTGACCAACTGTAGGTGGATTAAAACGACCAAATGCAACAGTTATAGTTTCTGCAGGTGCGCTAGAAGTTTGATCTCCCTCACTGCCTTTTGGTGCTTCCTTACCAGTCGCTTGAGGCGCACCCTTCTTAGAATCTTTCGTAGGTTCAGGTTGTGCTGCTGCTCTTGGTTTGCCAGTTGGTTCATCTTGACCTTTTGGTTTCTTCTTATCTACAAACTTCAACTTACCGTCTTCGGTAGTTGCCACAAACTTTCCACGGGAGTCTAACCAACCACCGTGTCCGTCACTTTTCAGATTTAACTTCTTCGCCTGCATACTTGCAGCAGACGCTTCACTTAAGAATTGAAGTAAACTTTTCATTTATATGTTTATTCTTATACTATATTTAGTGTTTACTGCAACTTATAATATACAGATGATTTATCTGATTGAGAAGATGCATAAAGGTAAATCTCTTTCATTGCCATATCTTTATCACTACAAGTATGTTTCAACCAATCTAAAAATCTCAAACCAGCAAGTTTACTATATCTCCAAGATTTATCTTGGGTAGCAATATCTGCTTTATTATTTGTCTCTGCTTTTGGAGACTTATCAAATTTATCTGCATTATGCTTCTTTAGTAAATCATAAATTTCATTTGTTATTTTTTTCTGTGCTGCACCTGTTCCTGGAGCACACTCTGACCAAGTTGGAATATTAAATTGAGAGATGTTTGAAAATCCAGCATTTTTCAAAAGATCGATAACAACTGCACCTTGAATTTTTCCCTGGGCGGCAGACTTTCCTTTTAATTCCAACTTCCAATCTCCTTTTGAAGATCCGCCAAAATTTCTTGCTTGAAATTTATCAAACGTTCCTGGTCCATAATAAAGATATACATCCATAGAGGATAAAAAAGTAAGATCGTATTTTACAAACCTTGCCGTTTCATTTGCCTTTCTGACTGAAGCAGGTTGATTATTTTTAGCATCCATTTTTGCAACACCCTCAATCTTTTTGAGAGATATGCCAATCAGTTTTTGCTCATTGAACAATTGAAGGAGCGCATTATTTAAACAATCAATAGTATTCTCTCCGTCCAAATGCTTTTTAATTGATCCTATTTCGGAAGTTTTCACCATCCAAATATCAGCAGGATTCCATTTATCTTCTGAAGAAAGGTTGGTTTGTCCTTTTACTCTACCAAATGCTTTTTTGATTGATCCATCATCAAGGAGACTATCACCCCTCACAAATTTATATCCAGATCCACCAACTGTTTTAAATATCTTATTTGCTCCCTTCATGGATCCTTCTTTCCATTCTTTTGGAAGTCCCATAATATCTTCTAGTTTTGTACCACCAATATCAACATGGTCCATGCCACACCTAAGATCTTCTTCAGTATAGATCTCCTTGTCACCACAATAATATCTCATAGCAGCATATACACATTGTGCTGCTTCCTGAATTGCTGTTGCAGCTGCACCACCACCAGATCCCTTTGATCCATTTGGTTTGACTAAAATTCTAATATACTTCTTTTCATTACCTATCAAATATACATCCAATTCCGTTTCTTTATCTAATACCTTGGCAATAACTCCATCACCATCAAGAGATGCTTGTATGTTAGCAGCTGCTGTTACTCTCTTTGCTTGTGGTACATAGACCACCATCTCAACAACTTTCTTTGCTCTAGGACTTTCGTTGGCGTTCTTTACATCAAAAAGGTAATATGAATAATCCTCTCCTCCCAATGAACCCATAATTTTTTCAAAGGTTCTTGTTGCATCTGAAGGAATTGTAATTGCCATAGGAATACGCTCCACCGACTTTACAAGTATTTAGAATGGAGTTATGGGGACTCGAACCCCAAACCTCCTGCGTGCAAAGCAGGCGCTCTACCAGTTGAGCTATAACCCCGAAAAAGGCGTCAGAGTTTGCCTCCGACGACGCCACTGTTAATGATCTTGGTGTAATCATCAAGTGTACCTTCTTGTAGGCACATAAGATGCCAGCGAGACATATTAATTACACCATCTTTAGTTGCACCAGTAAGAAAATGTTGACCCAGTGGTTCTTTCAGAATACTGGTGTAAAGACCGAAACGAGTTTCCTTGATATAGAAGGCATCGTCAATCCATTCAACATTTTCTGGGATGTCCTTTTCTACTGTTCCGCCAAAGGAGTCACTCAGCTGCGACTTCTTCTTTTGTTTCTGTTGCGTTTCCGTCATCTTTTTTGTTAAATCCAAAAGGTGCGTGGGCAATTTCGTCAGCAGCACGTTTCTTGTGTGCCAACTTACATACACTCTCCATTACTTTAAGAGTGTCTTCGACTGTGCAATTCTCTGGCATATTACGGTGAACAATGTCAAAGAGTGGAAAGAAGTCTTTAGATGCTTCGTTGACTTCTTCTGGTGTCAATGGATCATAGTCCTTCATGATTATGATCCTCTGGTAAGTTTGCCTCAATTTGTTCATCCATCTGACGGATGAATTCTCGAATGATGATAGTTTGCTGACCAGGAAATTCGTAACTATCTTGCTTTGTTTGACGGAACAAAAACTCACGGATGAGTGCTGCGTCATGAATATTTAGTTTTAGGTCAATATCGATGTTGCAACTCACAGGTCTCCCTCCGCACGATTTTCAGAATGGTGAACATTAAAACTACCACCAGGATAACGAGACTCCAGTTTCTCAACATTCATCTCAATCACCTCATCAAAGGTAGTATCAAGTGCCATACATGCCTGAGCAAGATACCAACAGATATCACCCAGTTCACGTTTCATATGAAAAACATTATCTTCGTTGTAGGGTTTACCCTGAAAGATAATCTTCTTCACAACCTCAGTAAACTCACCAGACTCTGCGGTGAGACCAAGAGCAGCAGTGAGCAACTGAGATGTATTAGTTCCAGTTACTTCAAGTTCTGCAAGACGAGATCCCATAGCACCATAGTCAAGACTAGGTTCACTGGTAACTCCTTTTACAAATTCAACGTACTTTTCAGTATCAACTTTAGTCATGGAAATTTGGAATAAATGGTTCTTGGCAATTTGGGGGAAGTTGTTGGATTGGTATTTTTTGACCACCAACTTCGATATACTCAACCTCTTTCCAACTACCACCGACACCGCCATCCATATTGACTACGATGTCTTTTGTGGGAAGTTGTTTGTTAGAAACATCAACGATGTCTCCAGGAAGAGGAATGAACGTGAAGTAGTGACCATCCCAGCGACGATTTCTCATACTCATGAGATTGACCGCATCTCTTTCGATGCCACAGTCAGCAATCTTTTCGCCTCTAGGATTGAACACAGAGTAGTAACCGTTCATGAGAACTTAAATCCCTCAAATGATTTCTTTGGTTTTTGTTCTTCATAAGTATACTCCTCTTCTTGTCCACTGTCAAGGATATCATCCTGTGCAGACTGTTCACAATCATAGAGGCGCATCTTAGCACGATCAATACCAACTACAAATCGTTTAAAGATAGTTGGATCGTTATACCTATTCTTTAACTGCTTCACCATAATTTGCCCGAGTCCTTCAAGATCTTCAGTTGAAATAAGGGCAAACATAAGATCAGCAGTAGCAGGGAGACCAAAGGACTCACTAGTGTCAGTAAGCTCAACATCACTGCTACCATAACCAGAACGAGTGGTCTGGGTGGCAGAAACGATAGGTACGTTCGCCTCGCAAGCAAGTCCTCGAAGTTCTTCAGCAATAGCCTTGACAACTGTATATGAATTGACATTGCTGCCTGCGCGATACCGTTCGGAAGAACATATATTAAGGTAATCAATGAAAATAATATCAGGTCTAAATGACTTCTTAAGTGCAAGTTCATTAAGAAGTGACCTAAAGTGTCCTGCATGTGCAGATGCCGTTGGATACTCTTTAATAATTAGTGATCCTTGAGTTCTGTTTGCAAGTTTTGTCACCTTATCCTCAAACATCACCTTAGGAAGTTCTGTTATCTCCTGGATAGGTACATTGAGAAGATTAGCATCGATTCGCTCTGCAATTTTCTCCTCAGCCATTTCAAGCGTGATGTATAGTACGTTTTTCCCTCCCAAGAGTGCGGAAGATGCCACATGGCACATAAACAAACTTTTACCGACACCAGTGCCAGCAAGAGCAATGTTAAGTGTCTTGTTCGGGAGACCACCTTTCGTAATCTTGTTGAAATACTCAAGGTCGAACGGGATGAGGTCTTCTTTTTTGTGGTACGCTTCGTATCTTTGCTCATAATCAATCAGGTAGTCATGACCGATGTTTGTATCAAAAGAGACTGCCAATGCATTTGACAGAATACTAGGGATAGCACCCCTATCCTTATCTTTGTCCTTTCCATCTGCAAGTGCGATGGATTCCATCAGTGCCAGATAGATGGCACGATCTCTACACCACTTCTCTGTGGTGTCACATAACCATTCATAGTCAGTTGGAACATCTTCCAAATAACTGATCAATTTTGTAATTTCAGAAAATGTCGTGTCATTAATATCCTGACGTTTCTCTACCTCAATACAGAGAACTTCTTTGGTTGCAGGTTGATTGTATTCCTGAACAAACTTCTCAATCTCCTCAAATACAATTCTTTGGTTTGAGTCTTCGTAGTAATCTGGTTTAATAAAAGGGATTACCTTACGAAGATACTCTTCATTGTATAGAAGGTTTCTTAGAATTAGGATTTCAACTTTGTCCATGCGGAATATCGAATACAAATGTGATGCGTGTCTCATCACCGATGTTAACGGTGCCATGAGGTAGTTTGTTATTAAACCAAAGGAGAGTTCCTGGTTCAACAATGACAGTTTCTTTGCCGCAGAAATATTGATACCTTCCAAGTATGGAAAGATGATATCTGTTTCTGCTCAGATAATAAGTTCCCTCGTCTATATGTGCTCCTACAATCTCATCTACAGGGAGTGAAAGAAAACCGCACCGATGAATATCCGCATTCTTAAACTGTTTGCGTAAGATCTTTCTAATCTCACTGTGATGAGCGTAGGCAGGTGTTTTGATGTTGATCTCAGAGTCACCCACAAAGTCATCCTTGTGTTTGACCCCACCTATTATAAGCTGAAGAGCACTTACTGGCAAGTCAGAAAATCCTCTATCAACTAAGGACTGGGAGTCCTTCAGATTTTTCTGATGGTCCCAGTCCTGTGGATATTTCTTTAGTTGTTGGACGACTTTAGATACGTTGATTCCAGTCTTTAGAATCTTAATCATGAACCGTAACTAAACTCCTCTTTAGCAATCTCATCCAGTTTCTCCATTACTTCTGGAGTGAAGTATTGTTCTGGATCTTTGTAGATTGCTTTGGCATAGACTTTCTTACCGTCTATCTCATAACGACCTGCCACGTTCTTCCAGAGACCACCGAGTTCACCCAGCTCCAGTAGACCAAAATATCGATCAAGACCACGCTCGTCGTAATAAAGACGCACCGTAACATCTTTGTTCTCCTTACTCAGACGCGACTTAGCAGTCTTTGCCTTGATAAGGTTTCCAACGACTGAAGTTCCATCTTTCTCTTTCTTTTTGCTGAGATAGATGATTGTACTTGCTGCATACTTGAGGCCACTGCCTCCTCCCATTTCCTTTGTAGGTACATAAGCGCCAATGACATCGTAGGTGTGATTCGTAACAATCATAGGAATGTTTGCTTGTCCCAGTTTCAGAGTCAACATTCTGAATGCACCTTTGACCAGTTGTGATTTGGTCATGTCACGAACTTGTTTGTCGTTCAGTGCGTCAGTGATCTCCTTCTCTGTAGACAGCATACCCAGAGAGTCTAGCACAAACATACAAGGTTTGCGTTCGTCTTCTGATTTCTTAAGGTATATATCAACTGCCTTCAGAGCTTTGGTCCTAAATTCTTCAATTGTAACAACATTGACAACAACCAGTCGATCTAGGTCAATACCCCGACTTGCAATAAGAGACTTGTTAACAGCGGCTTCAGTATCAAAATATAGGCAATACCCGTCAGGATTAGCGTCAAGGAAA